CCGCCGTCGCTCAAACGCTTGCCGAAAAGTTTGAGTCTTACGATAAGTATCGGGCTCCGCTAATCGCGAGGACCGAGACGATCGCCGCAATGAACCAAGCCGATCTTGAGTCGGTTAGCCAAACGGGTCTTGAGGACCAACTCCTTAAACACTGGCTAACGGCGGGAGATGAAAGAGTTAGAGAATCTCATCAACTTGCTGGTCAAGCTTACCTAGATGGGATTGAGATGGACGAGAACTTTAAGGTTGGGGCGGATCAGATGTCGGCGCCGGGGGATGGAAAGTTGGCGGAGGAGAACATCAACTGCCGCTGCACCCTTTATTATACGGAGAAGACAGAGGGATAGATTATGGCATTGCCTGGGATCACCGCATTTGGAACTCCGAATACTTCGGATTCGCTAATTGTTCCGATCACCTTATTCACGGCTTCTGGGTCGCCGACGGGATACGTGGTGACTGAAGATGGGAGTACTGTTCCAGAGGTCGATGATTCAAGGTGGTCGGCGAGTCCTCCCACGGAGATTGTTTGCGTGGGAGAGGGCAGGCACAATTTCTTCCCCTGGGCCAAGAACGCGAGCGGGGTGTCGAGCCAATTTGAGGCGAACAGTTACGGAAGCTACTGCTACATAACTTTGCCCCCGTTTGAGTCGGGAACTTATTTGAAGTTTGACGAAAAGGCAGGTATCACAAAAATCTATCTTCCAGACGGGGTGTTCTGGGGTTACGCTGAGTTCAACGATAATGCCACAAGGATCTATCTCTCTAATGGAACGCCGTGGGGTTATTTGGAATTTGATGAACAAACCAATGCCACAAGAATCTATCTTGCCGATGAAACGCTCTGGGGATATTTTAAATTTGGCGAGGCTTCCGATGTTGCAAAAATATACCTTCCTGACGGAACGCTTTGGGGCGAAGCCAGATATAATAGTGAATTGGATCAAACTGATATCTATCAATATTAGGAGACCTGGATGAGGATCGTTGGAATTGGAGGAGCCGTCATCAAGACCGCGTGGGAAGAGATTAAGGAGGTCGCCCGAAGAGGGTGGATCGATGTGTTGATCCATAACGGAGGTTCTTTGTTTCATGACTTCCAGCGGGCGACGGATAAGACCTTGCAAGAAATTGGTGCCCACAGTTATCCGCTGCATGACCTCTTGGAAAATTATGATGTTGATGAAGAGGCTTCAAAGTTAGTTTGGTCGTGGCTTAGAGAAGAAGTCAAGGCTCCAGAAGGATCCCTTACTCGAATTTGCGAAGATCGGAAAATGGATGTTTTGATGTTCACTGTTCCTGGAGCGGACTTCTGGCACTTGTTTGATAGAGGCTGGGAACTTTTAGGCAGCCGAATGTCGGAAGACTTCTTCGTGCTTTGTAATCGAATGCGAGATCCGTTTCACTTCATCTGCATGGGGTCGGCGGTCATTATGCCCGAAGTCTTTACGAAGGCGCTGGCTGAGGTTAGACCAAAAGAGTTTAAAGCAGACGTCGTGGACTTCTTAGATATGTATAGACCTAAAACCAGGGTTACTAAATATGGGGAATATTATCAGATGGAGCACAAGGAATTTTTAACGAAAGTCCTGAGCGGGGAAATCCTTTGGGCATAATAACCCTAACAAGGAGGATGTTATGAAAATTCAAAGAAAGGTTTGTGATTCAGAAATTAAAGAGTTTAACGAAAAGGATTTAAGCGTCATCCACTTCATCTCCAGCGAGTTGCCTGACAGGGGAGGAGATATCCTCTACGCTGCCAAGAACGATAAAGGGGCGGGAATGATTATGTTTGGACGTCCTGTCGTTTTACAGCAACATGGTTGGGGTGAAATGGGGATGGAGCCGATAGCCAAACCTGTTTGGATTAAAGTGTCGAAGTTTAAAGACAGAGATGGCATTGAGTGCAAGACACAATTCTTCCCGGACGATCTTGGCAAGAGGCTCTTTAAGAAAACGAGTGAAGGCTACATGCCAAACTGGTCTGTAGGATGGAGACCGATGGAGGGCAAGATCGAAATAAGGTCAGATAAGAAAGGAAATGACATTCGGCACGTCTACGAATGGGAGCTTTTGGAGTATTCAATTGTCGCAGTCCCAATGCAGCCGGATGCTCAGACAGGAGAAATTGAGTCTTTCCTTTTTAAAATGATTCCAGAGTTGGAAGAGAAGCGAGGGGAATTGATAGCATGGAAAAAGGACGATGACACCTGGGAAGAAAAACCCTATCCTAATGAGCATGCTTGTCGATTAGAAGATCCTGACAAATACATTCGTATCCGACGTCAGAATGATAAGTTTGGCAAGGGTATCCATGCCATCTGGGGTGTCCAGGCAGGAAGTAAACCAGTCGAGCTTCAGGCAATCCGATTCGCCAAGAGCAAGTTTACTGCTGCTGAAGCAAGGGCGTGGCTAAAGAGCCATGATTATAAGTGCAAGCTGTTTGAGCCCTCTTCAGAGAAGTGTGAGAAGTGTGAGAAGCCAATGCTCATTAAGTGGGAGCAAGATGTCTCTGGAGAAAAGTGTGAATTGACGTGTGAGGCCTCTTTCTCATATATCCATGATGGAGAGTGTGTTGAAGAGTGTAAGAAGGCAGAGCATTTTATTGAGAAATGTTCCAAATGTGGGAAAACTATAATGACCTGCAGATGCTCTTCTCCTGATAAAGTTGTCAGGCTTTCGATTTGCTCAGAATGTAAAGTAAAAGATGTGGAGTCTGAACTTACAATTTGCCAAGGATGTAAGAAACCTGTGAAATACGCCGATGTTCCTGAGTCGGGAATGGGATATATTAAATGTCCCAACTGCGGAAAATTTATTGATCAGGTGGGAAAAGTTTTGGATGATAAGGAAGATAAACAGGTCGATGGTGGCGACGTGACAGAACTACCTGCTGATCCTGAATCTGACGAGGATGTAGGATTTGTCATGGTGGACGCCGACGCTGTCCGGAAAGACAACGGGACAGAGGATTTCATTCATGGGGGGCATCATTACATATTTGACTTTATCCCGGAGCCGGAGATTTGGATCGACGAGAGAATGACAGACGAAGATATCATGCAGATCAAATGCAGTCTTTTCGTTGAACGTGAATGCATGAAATATTGTGATATGAATAGTCAGGAACCTGGAGATATGGGGGCTATGACAGGAAAAGGGGTGCGTCACCTCATGGATCCAATGGCCGAAGGGGGAGGCCATCATGACGAAAAGGATCTGCATTACTTCATGCACGATGGAAACCACTGGCATAACAGAGGTCAGACTGTAAGGTGGGATAACCAGACCGAAAGATACGAAATTCATTCTATCGTCGATGGATCGATAATTAATCTGACGAAAGAACAAAAGGAATCATATGAAAATGATATTGATGAGGCAATCAAACAGGTTGCTATAAAGTATGGCTTGCGAGAAGCTCCTCCCGCTGAACCGGAAGTGGTAGAAGAGAAGCCAGCCGTTAACCCGCCGGAACCAAGGAAGATCGTCATCTTTACTGACGAGGATAGAAAGAAAGCCGAGCAAGACCGGAAAAAGCAGTTATCCGAAATGCTTGAGCCCGTAGTCATTCAAATCGGAGAAGTGATCAAGAAGATCCCGGAAATCGTCAAGGAAGAGATGGATCGACTACGTGGGAAGGTAAAGTAGTAGAGTAAAATAAAATTCAAGGAGGAAATTGATTATGGAACTTCAGTTGTTAGAAAAAGAGGGTAAGTTTACCCTGGACACGGGGGCCCTTGAAAAGGCTATCCGGGAGGGAACAATCAAGGCAATTAAGGACGAGGTGAAGTCAGCTCTGGAAGTAGAAAAGCAGGAAATTTTTACCGGAGGTGATGGAAACCTCATGGACAAGGAAGGAAAGACAGTCATCGATACCTCCTATTTCTGCAAAGATTATTCAGGCAGGAAGGGAGGACAGGTAGATGGGGCTACCCTTGGAAAGATGCTTATCTCTTCAGGTGGGCCGTTCTTGAAGCTGTCTCCTGTGATGCAGAAGTTTGCGGAACATTGCAAACAGAAATTTAATTCCCCTTTTGGCTTACAGGATTGGAACAAGGAAGTTATGGATTGGAATAAAAAGGATACAATGGAGGGTCTTACCACGACCGATGCAGGAGCTTTAGTCCCAATCGAATTCCTTGCTGTGGTAATTGAGTTTGCCATAGCCCAATCCGCGATCCTTCCTAAATTGTGGAGAATTCCAATGGGTTCTATGACCACTCGAATTCCTCAGCTTTCTCAGTCGGCAGGGTCTTATTTTGGAGGTATCGTGCTCTATCATCCGGACGAGTTAACCACTAAGAAGATCACAGAACCTTCCTTGACTTACAAGGAATTTACTGCTAAAAAGCTGATTGGTCTTTGCCCCTTGTCTGATGAGTTAGTTATGGATTCAGCCATCAGTATTATCAATTACATTACAGGGGTGTTTGTCCGGGCCTTCCAGTACAAAACTGAATCGGAAGTCATTGCCGGAACAGGGTTGCTTGGTCAGATGACAGGAATCTTATCAGATGGTGCCATTAACATAGTTGGAAGAACGACTAATCTCCAAGTTAAATATGATGACATTCTTAACTTGGAATCTGCCATTGATGAGAACTTCGTCAATTTGACTTGGCTTTCCAGAAGGGCAACCCTTAACTATTTGCGTAAGCAAAAAGATACGGTTGGGCAGCCAGTGTACCGAGATATTTATCCAATGGGGCAGACCCCAACCATTTTGGATTATCCGATTGTCAAAACCAGAAACGTTCCAGCCCTTGGTCTCATGGGAGATATTATCCTGGGAGATCTTAGCTTTTATATGTGGGCTGTTCGTCAGGAAATGACAATCGACCTGAGCAAGGAACGTTATTTTGAGTACGATGCAACAGCCATTCGGTTTGTAATGAGACAGGATGGGAAACCAGGTGTGAGCATTGCTTTTGCAGTATTGGACAGCACACCTGAGTCATAAAAGTTTTCTTTGCCAGTCTCCTTTCTCATAGCCCCCTGGCAGGCGGGTCTGAATAGCCTGCCAATTATTAATAAGGGGTCAAAAACGATGTTATTTTGGGTTACAAACCATGAAATTTAGGGCCTATTCATTAAAAGACGCCCCTTTAAACACGAGATTAGGGTAAACCCTATATCTCTTATTATGGGCATAGAAAAAGACGCCTTAAACGAGGAGTTTTAGGAGTGAGGGTTATGGTTGATGCAAGTGATTTGGAAACTACAGAAGATGGTAGCATGGCGAGAGTTGATATGACCGATCCGGCTTTAAAGGCTAATGACCCGGTTGGAAAGTTTATCGATATCGACCGAGCCATCACGATGGAAGCTCAAGGTTTGTGCGTCATAAGAAGAAAAAACAAAAACAAAGGAAGTCTTATGATCGATAATTCAGGTCTGGTAATGGTTGAGTATCTTGAGCAGGTGCTTATCCGTTCATATGGAAAATATGGTGCCTATAAACAAAAAGATGCCGAACTTGGAGAAAAGATAGGCAAGTGGAAGATGTTAAGAAAGCAATCAGACCAAGAATATAATGATAAGGCGATGTGGCCAAGTGGTCTGGGCGAACAGACTTATGGAGTGAAGGGTGTAAAAAAAAAGATGGTCGCATGGATACAGGACTCCTCAATCCGTGGCGGCGCGGAGATAAGCAATGAACTCGTTATTAAGGTGGGAGTTGATTGTGGGTTCAGCATCTCGGTGATTACGCCTAAAGTCGTGGACTTAGAATCTGAGTTTGAGAAGGCCGATCTTGTCATCTTCAATAACATTTGGGCCTTTAATCCTTCTCAGATGAAAGTTATTGATGAATTCATTTCGCAAGGAATGAAACCTTATGTAAAATATGAGCATGATCATCGAGAACTTAATAGGCCGGAGTTCTCAAGAAAGCTTTTCGCAAATTCAATCCTCAACGTCTTCTTATCGCCGATTCACTTAGATAATCATCGACAAGCTCTCGGGTGTGATGGGATGTGTCTTCCTCTTGCGATTGACGTCGACTTTTTTCATCTGATCCCGTCAATCGAGAGAAAAGCCAATACGGCCCTGATATGCAACGTTCGAAATTTTAAATCATGGAAAAATCTTCAGGCCTACATCTCCGATCACCCGGAGATTGCGTTTACGGTCCTATCTAATGGAGGCGCTCCCGTATATGGAGATAACGTGAGAATATCTCCTATGGTTCCCTACGAGAAGATGCCAGAGGTCTACTCTGCCTATCAATATTTGGTCCATCTTCTCGATGGATGGGGGGCCAATGAGAGAGTTATCTGGGAAGCAGCACTTTGTGGATGCGAGATTGTAATGAATAAGATGGTGGGAGCTCGAAGTTGGGGTAGTGAAGGCTTCAACGTAAACCTGACCAGTGGAATTGTCATTCGAGAGTGGTTGGAGAAAGCACCCTATCTCTTTTGGCGGGAGATCGACGATCGGATGAAGAGAGTTAATTCAATAAAGACGGTTCCTGAATTTCAAGAAATAGTATGCAGTGGGTGAAATTATGATCCTTATCTTTTCAGGCCTTGGAGCAAGGCGGATGTACCCTAATCAAGAGATGATGGAGAAGACCTTTGGAGGCTTCATCAATTCTTTGAGACGGCAGACTGACTCAAATTTTAAGCTTTTTCTTTCTTACCACGATCGACCTAAGGCAAAGGCTGACGATCAATTTATTGAGTGGTGTTCGATGGCCAAAGAATTAGATGTTGAAATGGTTTTCACAAGAATCCCGCTGAAGAGGCCGAGCGCCGTGGACGAGGATATCTTTTATCAATTTGTTCCTTACGAAGACGGGGAAGATGACCTGAGCCGAAAGCTTGAGAACTCGGTGATTGAGGCCGTTCGATGGGCCTACGGGAAAGGGTTGATGGACTTTTGGCTTCTCCGGATGGACTCCGACGACCTGCTCGCAAAGGATGCAATCGAGAGGATACATGGTCTTGAAAAAAGTGGAGCAAAGGCGGTCTACAATATGACTTGCCACATGTTTGATCTAAAGGAAAAAGAGATTGCGATTCATCGTTATCCAGAATCGACCACCTGTCACGCGTTAAAGTTTAAGATTAATGGGGATAAAAAATTATCTCCTGATTGGTTCTACATGAACTATGATCATTCTTATTTTAGAAGCCGTGTAGCGAAAGATCTCATTCTGTCGCAGAATCTTGATTTTGCTTACTGTATTCTTACCAACACCGGGAATAATCTTTCCGGGAGGTTGCCGGTAAATAAGGAAAGATTTACTCAAAAGATCGGATTTACTGGTGAGTTGGTTGATAGGTATGGCCTTAGTTCGTTGATGGAGATTTAAGAATGAATATGAAAAGAGCAGTTTTTCACATCGATGATTTTAGTGATAGGCACTATCGCTGCGTCGAAGAGATGTTTGCCCTTAAAAAAAGATACCCAAAATTTAAGGTCACGCTTTTTGCGATCCCGTTTAAGACGAGTGAAGATCATCTCACTGAGATGAAGAAGCTTG